CAATACTTTAAAATTCAATAGTAAATTCGTATCAATATTTACTATCTACAGTTGGTACATTTAGCTTTTATTTTTATCGTCGCACACAAATGCACAATAGGGGTAAAAACCCCTCGACGTCGCGATTGTCCTCCATTCAATGATTACAACTATCATCAAGAACGGAATATATACAATCATGTTCACCACGGCATGAAATCATCCACAAAATTGGACAATTTAGACTTGAGTCCCAAATTTCTTCGGGTCACCAATGTGAAAAAGTCAGCATATGACAATAAAGGCATATTAACTTTCCCTTCCAAATTGGCAGCAATAAGAGCTTCTCTAATCTTCTTTGTCCACTTATTGTAAACTTCTTCACCATGGTACACAAACTCCACACATGCTGTCTGTATGTTTTGTGCCAGTTGTTCGTATTTTTCATACTTAGTTTTACACTTATCCCAATTCAACATTTCTAAAATGACAGTCAACTCCAAAGGAGCAAACCATCTATTCAAAGTTGGTTCAAAAACGAATTTCCTCTTCAAAATTGAGATTTCATGCAATGTACGATATTCCTGCTTTCCTGTAGACTTTAATTCATCAGTGAATTTATGTCCAAGTACTAACATCTTTCGTGTAATATCATCTGGAGTCACTAAACCACGCAAATCGTGGTTAAGTACTGCCGTGATATCATCACCATAGATGCCTGCACGGAAATAATTATCAATATTCTTGATGATGACCAAAGCCTTTTCGACCTGCTCATCATCGCCCTTCTCAATAATATCTCGTAACAAGAGCAACAAAGTATAGAAAAACAATAAACGACCGTAAATAGTATTTATAATTGTAGTCAGCGGATTCCCAGACGGTTGTGAATGTAACAACATAAACAACAACGTCTTGAAAAGCAAAATACAATTGCATATACTACTCCACAAAACATAAGTGGTCAAATTATTTGCACGTCCATATAATCGTTCTATTATCCGGTACACGACCCATAACATTTGTAAGATCAAAGATCCATCAAAATT